AATAGCACCAGCAAGAGCGTACTTGGTTTGCACGTCCTCAGGAACCGTTGCCACGTCAGGATTGAGCAACACGTTGTCGATATTCGGCAGGTTACGGTAAATCCGCATAAAGCCAACGAACTCAGCTGCAATACCCTCACCAACATCACCGGCAAACACTTCCATCTCTGCCTCAGCAGGAACAAGCCCAATGTTAGGGCTAACACCCTCAGTCCATGACCGTGGTGAAGCGCCAATGTCGTTGGCGGGGTCCATATTGTGCAAGTTACCGGGTCTCCATCGGAGATACGTCACAACCATAGGGTTAACACCATGTTCCAGAGCATACGAGCACCAGTCATCAAGGTGTGGTTCCAGAGTAATCACAGTCTCACGGTCTCTAAGGTGTGACAGCACACGGTTAGCACCAGCGCGGTCCTCTTGGCGGTTACCAGTTGACACAATAGTCCAGCCATCAGCCAGAGGCACACCATGCAGGTTACGAGCCTGACACAGGTTCGCCAATACCTTCTGCAAGTCGTTGCCTGCTTGGTTGCGGTCGTCAAAGCACAAAACACCGCCTCTGCCATCATCGTATACAGGGTGACCCTTGTATGGATACCACTCAGGCATCTTGTACCCGAACGATGGACCATCTGACATAACGTCAGGGATACCAAAGTCCTCAACAGGCATTGTCGGCAAGTGCCGCTCAATGTAGTGCAACCCCAACCGTCTGGTTACAGCCCCGATAATGGTGGTCTTACCACACCCCGGTGCTCCCTCCATACAGGTGGTACGCCCCCGGTTAATCAGGGCTTTAAGGGTAGTTTCAATAAGTGACATACGCATGTTTGTTCTCCAATGTTATGCGTTTCGTTATGAGCAGATGCTCCATAACAGGCACGTTACTGCCTGTTAAAACTCAGCTGCTTATTGTCTATAATTGTTCCATTCTTCAATAAACATTTTTATACGATCACTATTCTCCATGCAGGTGAAGTCAGGTTTTTTAAGCATAAGCCTGTACATTTCATATATGGCTTGTGCATGTAAATTACCCTGCTGTATTTTTAGCTTGGTCACTTCTCTACGCAGTTCTTCTTGCCACGTCATTTACCCAGTATCCTCCGCTTAATCTGTGAACCAAACCCCTTGTCAAACACCTCATATGCAACAGCATGGTTGGTCTCATATATGGTGTGGTCTTTAGTCACCAGTATACTGCTTATGGGATTAGCCTGCCTCAAGTGGTTGCTTGTAGTCCGTGATGTAACCTGCTTGTTAACTACCCATGTGTTGTACATGGGGTCATACACATATAGCGGCCAGTACGGACCGTAACTCCACACCATATAGACCATCTCCTGCCCTGCCCTGTTGACGTGATACCACTCAGCACCCATAGTCTGGTTGTTGCTCTCAAACGACAGCAGACGGCTGGTGTAGTTGCTTACACTAGCATTCTTAACCCGCTTGGCAGTGGGTGTGTGTTTTGCCTCAAAGTGTGCATTAAATGTCATAATGTTTCCGTTCCTGTATTGTCCTGCGTTTAGCTGGTGACTGCCACTGGTCATGCCGTGGGTTACAGCACATGGAGCAACTGCATGACTTGAGATAGTCAGCACGTTTCTCCCAGCTTGACACAGACTCAGCAGTGTCTTGCTGTGATGTGTACAGCTGGTTGTAGCATACCAGTGCCAGCTTTCTGGCCTTAGCCTTAACACGCTGTTTATGGTGTCTTGTCAGCGCTCTTGATTTCATCTCAACAGCTCCCTAATCTCCACGCAATACGCAGCGTTACGCCTCTCGTTTATAGGCGCTCTGGTCTGCTTGCGTTTCTTCACGGTGTTTTTACGTTGTTGACGCTTGTGGATAGTAACCCACATCCTTCTGCTTCTCCTCAACTTGTTGTCCATTCTATTTTCCTTCCCTTACGAGTGAGTGTATCCATCAGTCTCAATACCAAGCCACATGCCGCACCACTCAACCATGATGCAGTCATAACCGCTCTTAACAGTGCGTCTGAACTGGCGGTATGTCATGCCTTGGCTGTCCTGTGTCCACTTGCGGTATACCGCAGCACGTTGGGCCTTGGTGATCGGTGGGTTGTACAAGATGCTGTACAGCGTACCAGATGGAGCATACACTCCCATGTCCTTCTGCTCTGGAGTTCTGTAGTCAATAGACTTACCAGTTGTTTCGTTAATCCATGCAGTCATCGTCGTTCTCCTACTTTACAGTTGCTTTACAGTGGGTAGTGATTTGCTTTACAAACCGTACCAACAACCTGCTAATGCAGGTTCAACCTGCGTTAGCAGGTTGTTAACAGGCCATAACTGTGGCCAGCGACCGAGGCCGAAACCCGACGTTGCCAGCGACCGAGGCCGATGTCAAGTTTGCCCAAAATACGTAAGCATGTGTCAACCACAAGGTGACAGTCTGTAAATGTAAAGTGTTTGTTCTTGGTCTGTTCAGGGATACCCCCCCTAGCGCTTTACACTCCAACTATCTATTTTTTGCTTCTGTAAGTCATTGAAAAGATTGCAACTAGGTAACTATCTATGTTTTTAGGATAGAGGGTCAACTTTTTCTGCAACGAAAAATATGTTGTGTAAAGTATGTAAAGCGTAAAACCAGTTGTACCAAGGGTGTAAAGTGGTTCAGTAGTGGGGAACCAAAGGATTGAGGCAAAATGTAAACTTTACACTCATATAGGGTAAAAAATATTGGCGGCTCTTAAATTTCAACAGATACCTACTACTACTACTACTTTTAATAAATATATATATATATAGCTGTTTTTAAAGGGAAATTCCCCCTTGGTTTACACTTGACAGTCACTTTACATCCTTGGTTTACCCAAAATAGCGTAGATAGTTGGGTGTAAAGTAAACTGTATTTTTCCCTTTAAAATCAATGACTAGCAAGTTTCACTTTACTTTACACAAATAGGGCTGTTTACAGAGTGTACATGTGCCAAGTGTGCTTTGTACTCTGTTTGTTCACGTGAAATACCACATCCTCGGTATCTTAGGCCACTTAAGGCCCTACCTACGACCCCCCGACGTATGGGTGAGCGAAGCGAACTAAACCGGTGCGGCTGCGTGGTACGGCTGAAATGTAGACAAAAAGAAACCCCGCAAGCTTAAGCTCACGGGGTTGGTGTCAGATTGGGAGGCCAGCCCATAGGAACCAGCCAAATGCAATTCCGATGTGGAATGCAATGAGTTCGCAAATGAATACTTTGCTCATGGTATTCTCCAATGTGTTGAGGTGGCTGTTGCCAGCCACCTCGTAGGGTTAGAGTTTGATGGTTATTGCACCAGTCTCGTTGTCAATGAGCAGTGTAACGCCTTGCTGCACAGTAAGAGGCTCCAAAACCTCTTGTGTCTGCGGGTCAAGGTCTGGTGCTTCACGCAGCATGCGCTGGTTCCATTCCATCGCTTGCGTTTCCAGCTTGATAGTCAGCTGATTGCGTTTGTCCATGGTAGTTCTCCAGTTTGAGTTGGGACTGGCCACCAATGGCCAGTCCCGTTGTTGTCGTTTAAAGCTTCATTGCGTTAGACGCAGCGGCTTTTTTCTCGACACGTGGGCCTGCGGCCCATGCTAACTTTCCAAAGTTGTGCCCGATACGAAACGAGTATCCGGCTGGCAATGAAACCTTGCTGGCAATGAAAGGTTCCAACAGTTTGTTGAAAGCTTTCAGCGATGCAGAAGCTGCTTTGCGTGTTGCAAGCATTTCTTCATGCGCTTTGCCAAGTTCCGCGTTCGAGAAATTGGTGTCGATTTCATGGTACACCAACTTGCCGTCGGCTTTTACCAATTCATCATGTCCAAAAACGAGCTTAGTCATGGTAGTTCTCCAAAGTCCTATTAAAATTTCAAAGAACCCAAGGGACCAACTTGGGTCCGTTGCACCGCTCCTTAACGGCAAATACATATAAGCATTTCTTTACACCAATGTCCAGTCCGGCCTATTTTCCGCTTGTTTTGCAAGCGTTTAGCCTTTGCGGTCGAGCGCGTAAGGGGGTATAGGCGGCTAGCGGAAAAAAGGCCCCCCGCAGTTGTAGTGTCCATCTTTCTGCACGACCCCAAATTTAGAGTGTTGACTTCAGTCGGATTTTATTTTATACCCCCCTCATGAAAAAATATTCAAAACCAGTAGATGTAGAACTGCTAAAGAAATACTACACGTACCGCCCATATTCCGGTGACTTTGTGTCCAAGCACACAGGTAAAGTAATGTATGTTTATCGCAAGCAGAAGGCAGGCAGCACCCACATTACTCCTTTGATCACATTATCTCTCAACGGTAAGAGGCACAGAATAGCTGCCCATCGGGTAGCATGGGCCATGCATTATGGGTTTTGGCCGGAGATGGATATTGACCATATCAATGGTGATACGGCTGACAACAGTATAGGTAATCTGCGAGTGGTCCACTCCAACAGGGTTAATGGCCGCAACATGGCAAAATCAGTTTCAAACACATCTGGTGTAGCTGGAGTTACCATCGTAGATACGCAGAAGAAAGGCCCTAGATACATAGCCCGTATTGTCAACAACGATGGAGTACGTGAGCATCTTGGTACGTTCTTCACCAAGGCTGAGGCTAAGGCAGTCTACAAGTTCGCAGCTAAAAAATATGGGTACCATGAGAACCATGGAAGAGACCCCCTGTAAAGTGTACACCATTGTAAACTTGACATACCCAACACGAACAGATAGAGAACACGAAGACGGCCAGCTGCTCAGCCCCGTAATACTACGGCTTGAAATCGTAGGTGGAGGGGTGGGAGACTCCCACCCCTGAGCCGCTTGACCCCTCTAAAAAAATAACGCATGGTCCCGCCACCTGCTAAAACCGCAGGTTTAAGCTACCTGCTAAAACCGCAGGCTAAAGCCAAATACAAGGCCCAACACATTCTCTTGAAAGGGGAAAAACATGGCATGGCGTGAAGATGCACAATTCACCGACGCAACGGTGACAAACCTCGACGTGACAAACATGCTGGATGTAGCGTTCAGTATCGGTGCTGAGGCAACCAACGCAATCACCACGGCCATCACGGTCACCGGTGCTGCGTCGAATGCAAGTCTGGGGGTGGCTCTGGCCCTTCCGTTCTACATCTCAAGTGACGCTGTTGGTCAGACGCTTGAGGCTGGTACTGACCTGACACCCACAGCTGGCACTGATGGCACGATTATCGTGTCCGGTGGCGACTCCAAGGTGTATGGCCATATCGTAACCGAGACGACTGGTGAGATGGATTTTGTCATTACCGACACTGGTACTGACACGTACTACATCAACCTGATCCTACCTAACGGTCGGATTGCAACGTCTGGTGCCATCACACTGGCAGCGTAATAGGGTGAAGCGCAGGGGTTGACTGAGATGTCAACCCCACTTTAAAAGGTATCCCATGACAGACGCCGGACAAATGACGAACCTCAGAGAAAGCACCATGTGGGATGACCGGCTTGCGTTTGAGCTGGCGCTACAGCTTGAGGGTAGTGGGGAGAGTATAAACGACATCCTGAAAAGACATAACCTTGACCCACAACAACTTGAGACAATCAGCAAGGATAAGCTGTTTGTGAACAAGATGAAGGCATTCAGGGAAGAGATTTCGCTCAACGGCATTACGTTCACCATGAAGGCGAAGGCGCAGGCTGAGGAGTTGCTCAAGACCAGCTGGGGTATTATCCACAGCGCTGACACGTCACCTGCAGTCAAGGCCGACCTCATAAAATCGACGGTGCGGTGGGCCGGGTATGAGAACAAGGCGGCTAATGACGTGGGCGAGAGTACCACCGGTGGGGTTAGCATCGTGATAAATTTGGGGGATGACACCCCGCCTAACCGGGTTGATGCCAAGGTCATTGATAATAATGCCTGAAATTGTCGGGACCATGGAGTTCCCCACACGGGCGGAAGCTGTGGCTGCTGCCACTAAGCTCGACAGTCTGGGGCATTCGTACCGCATCAAGGTGCGGAGAGAACGCAAGAGACGGTACCGGACGGTGCCTGCCTGCTATGTGCTGACAGTGCTGTGTGTAGAGGAGGCTGAGGTAGTAAGTAATGTCCCTGCAGATTGATTATACGCCGCCGTTCACCGGAGGTAAGTTCATGGAGAGCGATGCCAAGATGCGCACGCTCATGGGGCCTGTTGGCAGTGGCAAGTCCGTGACCTGCTGCTTCGAGGTGGTGCGTCGGGCCAGCATGCAGGAGCCGAACTCCAATGGCATACGTGTGTCAAGGGCTGCTGTGGTCAGGGAAACTGCTCGTCAGCTGATGGATACCACCATCAAGACGTTTCTCGACTGGTTTCCACCGGGGGTGTGTGGCCGGTACATGCGCACTACGAAAACGTTTTTCTTCAGTGTCGGGGATGTTGAGTGCGAGATTATGTTCCGTGCTCTTGATGATGCTGATGATGTGGCTAACCTGAACTCACTGGAACTGACGTTCGCATGGTTTAACGAGTGTCGGGATATTCACCCTGACATCGTGGATGCCATGTCTAAACGTGTTGGTCGTTTCCCGTCCAAGAAAGATGTAGGCCCCACGTGGCACGGTATGTGGGCTGATACTAACCCGCCGACTATGGATACGTGGTGGTATTACCAGATGGAACACCTTGATCCTAAGGATGGTGTGTCACCTAATGACAACGGTTGGGAGTGTTTTCGACAGCCCAGCGGGCGTAGTCCACATGCAGAAAATGTGGAAAACTTACCTGACGGATATTACGACACACAGGGTCGGTCCGAGGAATACATACGGGTTTACATTGATGGTGAGTACGGACTGTCAAGCGCGGGTATGCCCGTGTACAAGTACTTCCGGCCTGACTACCACATGGCGAAACATGAGCTGCAGATATTTTCCAACGGTGTAAGACCTGTTGTCATTGGCATGGACCTTGGGCTGACACCAGCTGCTGTGATTGGACAGCAGGACCCACGGGGGCGGGCGCTTATACTTGATGAGGCTGTTAGCTTTGACATGGGTGCGCAGCGGTTCCTGAGAACAGTGCTTAAGCCGTTGATATTTGAGAGATTTGCTGGCTGCCCCATACTTATTGTGGTTGACCCGGCGGGGGTGCAGAGGGCGCAGACTGATGAGCGCAGCGTGGTGGATATCATCAAGGCTGAAGGGTTCAGGGTCATAGCTGCCAAGACTAACAAGATCAGTAGCAGGATGAATGCGGTGGATGATTTCCTCATGCGGCAGGTCGATGGAGACCCTGCATTTCTGGTTGACCCCCGGTGCACACGGTTGAAATCAGCCATGATGGGCGGCTACCGGTACAAGAAAAATGAAGAGTCTATTGAGAAGAATAAGCACTCTCACGTGGCTGAAGCACTCCAGTATCTCATGCTACATATAGGTGCTATAGGGGATGGAGCAGCACTAAATGTGCGCAGAGAGGTTAAAAAGGTTGCAGCTGGTGGCTGGACTTGATATATAGAACTTGCCAACCCTAAGCTATTCTCCTCCGGCTTAGTCATGGTGTTCTCCTGACCCTCCCCATCCATCCAGTGGGGAGGGTTTTTCTTTGGGCTTGCTGAATTTTTACAAATACTGTAAACGTACAACAACTTGTCGTATGAAAGGCTGTTGTACAAATTATGCCGGGGTTATCTGTACTCAGAGTCGTATCTAACTCAGAGCTTGCCAAGCAAGAACAGGAAGATATTGCCCGTGAACTTGAGGAGCGGCAGAATGCACCCATGCTTTTAGGTATGTCTGCATATCTCAAGAAATGCTGGGAAGCAGCACGGTTCGCCAAGAACGACATAGAGAAGATCATGCTTAAAGCCATGCGTCAGCGCAATGGCGAGTATGAGCCTGAGAAGCTGGAGGCCATCCGTGGTCAGGGTGGCTCAGAAGTTTTCATGATGATCACAGAGGTAAAGTGCCGGGCGGCTGAGAGCTGGCTACGTGACATCCTGCTGGATACCGGTGCTGCCCCGTGGAACATTGACCCAACACCTATTCCTGACGTGGCTCCTGAACAGGATGAAGAAATTCGGGCTGTGATGGAAGACCTGATGATGAAAGTCATGGAGACCCAAGGTCGTGCCATGTCACCTGCAGAGCAGGATCAGGCTAAAGAACTGGTTGCCCAAGAGTTCAGGTTCTCCCTGTTGCGTGAAGCGCAGGCGCGAGCCGATGGTATGAAGGACAAGATTGCTGACCAGTTTTCTCAAGGAGGGTGGGCAGAAGCATTCAACGATATGGTAACTGATCTGGTTACGTACCCAGCTGCTATTGTCAAAGGACCCATCGTCCGCAGGCAACGGACTCTGGGCTGGGAACAAGGTGAAGATGGCAAGACGGTGGCTAAGCCCATCGAAAGAATTGCACCCGAGTATGAGCGGGTTGACCCATTCAGGTTTTTCCCCGAGCCGGGGATCACAACTATCGATGATGGCTACTGCTTTGAGCACCACCCCCTTACACGCACAATGCTGTCTGACTTGCTTGGTGTACCCGGCTATGACGAGCAGGCTATCCGTGCGCTGCTTGATATGGGGCCTTCCAACTCGTGGATCAACATACTCAGTGAAAGCCAGAAACAGGACGAGGAACGTAAGTTCCATGCGGATATGCGGCCTACTGATATGTATGATGCCCTAGAGTTTTGGGGTAAGATTTCCGGCAAGATGTTGCTGGAGTGGGGGCTGACCGAAGAAGAGGTGCCTGACCCAACAACCGAATATGACGCCAATGTGTGGATGATTGGTGACTACGTTATCAAGGCAGTATTGAACTACGACCCGCTGGGTAAGAAGCCATATGCCAAGACATCGTTCATCAAATGCCCCGGTGCATTCTGGGGAAAAGGCATCCCAGAAATTATCGAAGATTTGCAGGGCGTATGCAACGCTGCTGCGCGTGGACTCGTTAACAACATGGGTATTGCATCAGGTCCTCAGGTAGAGGTTAACCTTGAACGCATCCCGCCTAATGAAGACATCACCCAGATATTCCCATGGAAGATATGGCAGGTAAACAATGACCCTACGGGTACTAGCGCTCCTGCTGTCCGGTTCAACCAACCCGATGATAACTCTTCGTCCCTCATGGCTGTATATGACAAGTTTAGCAGATTGTCTGATGAGCATTCCGGTATTCCTGCATATCTATACGGCGACCTGAACGTACAGGGTGCAGGCCGAACTTCCTCTGGACTATCCATGCTTATGGGGTCTGCAGGTAAAGCTATTCGTCAGGTGGTGATGCACATTGACTCTGATGTAATCCACCCCATCGTGCACCAGCAGTACATATACAACATGCGCTATGATGAGGATGAGTCTATCAAGGGTGATATTGATATCATACCACGTGGCGCAATTAACTTGGCGATGAAAGAGACCATGAATGTCCGTCGCCTTGAGTTCATGAATGCCACCGCCAACCAAGCCGATATGGAAATCATAGGCGCTGAGGGCAGAGCATCCATCATTAGAGAAGTAGCCAAAGGGCTGCAGCTTCCCACCGATGACATTGTCCCATCCAGAGATAAGGCTGCTGTCATGGGCCGCTTGTCTGCTGCCGATCAGGCAGCACAGTCTCAACAGCCGCAGGCACAACAGCCGCAGGCACTGCTCCCTGACGGGTCTCCGAAAGGTGGAGCAGAAGGCAATATGGTAACTCCTAATGCAACGGGAGCACCGGCATGATGAAACGTCCAGACATGGAAGTTGTAAAGGATTTAGCAATTATCTCGCGGCAATTCCCGAGAGTTGCAGAATGGTTAGCCGAGTGGGCGGGGGATGAGCTTTCATCTTTACCCATGGCTAAGAAGGACCTGAAAGTAGCGCAGGGGCGCTGTCAGGTTTTAAAGGAGTTTTCAGAACTTCTTGATAAAGCCCCTAATACAGTGGCTAAGCCATCAAGGACGCCACTCAACTCTACGCATACCAATAGGAGCGTGTAAATGGCAGTACCACAGCAAATCCAAAAACAGTCTGAGGACGTACAGAAACTCTATGCAAATATGCACGACGATGTTGATGATGACGGTGTTGCAACCGATACATCTGAAAACAAAGATGGCGTGCAGGCTGCAGAGGGCGACGGTGGTTCCGACAGTGTTGTGGATAATGCAACTTCAGCGTCCACGAACGAGCAAATAGACGCTGAAGCTGGTGACGAAGAAACTTTTGCCCACAAGTACAAGACACTTCAGGGCATGTACAACGCGGATATCGCACGGTTGCAGGCTTCCAACACGGAATCCTCTACCCGCATCCAACAAATGGAACAGTTGCTTTCCGGCATGCAGGCCGAACCTGTTACTCAACCTGAAACAGTTACACAGCCAAAACAGCTGGTTTCTGCAGAAGATGTTGAGGAATATGGTGACTCCATCGATGTCATGAGGAAAGTGTCCAAGGAAGAGCTGTCCCCTCTATATGATCGTATCGCTTCACTGGAGAGTACGCTTAATGGGGTGGCAGCAAATCTGAACGGAATGGTTATTCCTCAAGTCCAGCAGGTTGCACGTCAACAGGCAGTAGGTTCTGAGGAAGCATTTTGGTCAAACTTGGCGCAACAAGTTCCTGAATGGCAGACCATCAACAACAGTCCTGATTTTCAGGCGTGGTTGCTGGAGACTGACATGATGCTGGGTAGCACTCGTCAAGTACAGCTTGAGGATGCGCAATCGAAACTCGACGTTAATCGTGTCGCAGCGTTCTTCCGTGCCTTCGCACCATCAGGTGATGCACCTACGCCACAGACTGCTCAACCTACTAGGTCTGCTTCCGAGTTGGAAAAACAGGTCTCTCCGGGTCGGTCACGATCCGCAGCAGCACCTGCTGACCAAAAAGCCAAGGTATGGACCCCTGATGAGATTGCGGCCTTTTATAGGGACGTTCAGATGGGTAAGTATCGGGGCAAGGAAAAAGAGCGAGACCGACTTGAACGCGACGTCTTTGCTGCAAAGGCACAGGGTCGCTTAACCAACAATCCTCAATAGGAGTTTGAAACATGGCATATCCAGTTTCAGGTGGTCGTCCCGATTATGCGGGGAATTTCATCCCCGAAATTTGGTCAGGTAAACTGATTGAAAATTTCTACGACGCCACAGTATTGGCTTCCATCGCTAATACAAACTACGAGGGTGATATCAAGTCCATGGGTGACACGGTGAATATCCGTACAACCCCTGAGATCACCATTCGTGACTACCAGAAGGGTCAGACACTCACTGTCGAAAACCCTGACAAGCCAAAGCTGCAGCTTCTCATCGACCAAGGTAAGTATTTTGCCTGTGTCGAAGATGACGTTGACAAGGTTCAGGCTGACATCGACCTCATGAATGCGTGGTCCAAGGACGCTTCCGAGCGTATGAAGATCACCATCGATACGGCAGTGCTTGCTAATATCGTGACTGAGGTCCATGCATCCAACGAAGGTGCAACCGCTGGTGCAATTTCCGGTGACATCAATCTTGGTGTAACCAGCACTCCAGTGGCTATTACCAAGACCAACGTCTTGGAATACCTCGTTGACCTTGGCACCGTTCTTGATGAAGCGAATGCCCCTGAAAGTGATCGTTTCTGTGTTATCCCTGCCAAAATGGCCGGGTACATCAAGAAAAGTGACCTGAAGGATGCATCTCTTACAGGTGACGGTACATCCGTCATGCGTAACGGACGCCTTGGCATGATTGACCGGTTCACGCTGTATGTCAGCCACAACTTGCCTGTTTCTTCAAGCGAGTTTGACATCATCGCCGGTCATAAGATGGGCTTCACCTTTGCATCGCAGATGACAGAGATGGAGACGCTTAGGTCTACCACGACTTTTGGCGACATCATTCGCGGACTTCAGGTCTACGGATTCAAAACAGTGAAACCCGAGGCTTTGGCCCACGGTGTCATTACCCTGTAACCCAACTTGTCATAGGAGCTTTCGATTATGGCTACTTATACCGACTCCCACGGCTTCGACCGTGGTTCAACAGGGTTCAACACAGCTGGTCTTCATAAGACACACGTTGTGGCTGTTGACCTTGACTTCGCGGCAATCACCACTGCCCGTGTTGCTGCTAGTGCTACAGCTTTAGGCGATGGTGACATTCTGAATGTCATCTCGCTCCCAGCTAAGTGCTATGTAGTTGCGGCTGGTATTGATGTCACTACTGCTGAAGGTGCTACTCAGACATTTGATCTGGGTGATGGCACTGATCCTGATGGGTACCTTGATGGTGTTGATGGTAATGCGGTTGCAAGTTACGCACCCTCGCAGGTGCTTGCTGAAGCTACGCCCAACACTGTCGTTGGGTATTCTTTTGGTAAGTACTACGCTAGTGCTGACACCATTGATATTGTCTGCGTCAACGCAGCTGACACCGCCGTCGTGCGCGTGTGGGCTATCATCGTTGACTGCTCATAATAGCACAACAACTTGAGGGGGCTTAGGCCCCCTCAGACACAAGGAGCTGATATGGCCAAGAGCACAAAAAACCCCACCCGGTTTTACTACCGGCACAAAACTAAGGGTACCATTTTTAACCCCGTCGATCTGCATGCCAAGAATGCATCATTGGAAAAAGTCACAGAAATGGAAGCTTACCCTGAACGGTTTGCCCCGCCATCACTGAAGAAGTTCAAGTCCAAGGTATCTCTGGACACGATAGACACTGGCCCGGCTAAACCTAAGCGCAAGAAAACCACTACGGCACTCGGCGCTGAAGCAAGCAAGGGCATGCCCAAATGATTTTAGATGATGTCATCACGGAAGTACGGCATCTGTCCTCGGACACGAATACCGATACAGACCTTCAGCGGTTCAGTGATGCTGCGCTTCTCAAGTTTGCAAACTTGACGTTGAAGCGTATGGCACTACTGCGTCCTGATCTGTTCTCCACCATTGGTGACATCACTTGCACTGACGGGGTGATTTTACAGTCTGCCCCTTCAGACTCCATCCGTATCATGGAAATTTTCAGTATCAAAGATGGTGCTGCGGTACGCGAAACTGAGCGAGAAATCCTTGACCAGACTTATCCAGCGTGGACTACTGACACTGCTGCAGCATGTCAGGCATGGATGCGCCATCCGCGAAACCCTAACAAATTCTTTATCTACCCCAAGTCATCCACATCTCAGGTGTTAACCGGTGAATATGCACAGTCACCACCAGTTTATGATGGCACAACAACTGTAAGCTTATTGCCAGACGCTTGGTTCCCCACTGTAGTAGATGGCACAATGTTTTTAGCACAATCCGTAGACGACGAGCATGTTTTGTCTCAACGTGCTGCTTTGTTCCAAGAGTCCTTCATACAGGCATTACAGGCTAATATGGAGTCCAGAATAGTCACAGACCTAGAACAGGGTGGAACCCCACGTGTGGGCAGCACTAGCGTCAGGGAGGTGGTATAATGGCTAACAGAAATTTCGTAACCCTTGAAGATGAGATAGCTCCATCCGTACCGGGATGCCCACAACCTGTTATCCTACAGTATGTTCGTCGGTCAGCCATTGAGTCCTGTGAGCGAACTCTGGCATGGCGATACTACCAAGAAAGCCAGACCTTAACCGCTGGTGTATATGAATATGAATACGAAACACCATCCACCTCAGAGGTGTGTGGTGTAATCCATGCTGCTCTTAATGATGCTGAACTACACCGTTATCCTCAGGAAGAAATTCATCGCAGGTATCCAGACTGGCCATCCACAGACGCTACTAAGCGCAGCACACCACTCATGCTTGGTCAGTTTGATCCTGATCATTATATTGTGGCCCCTGTACCTGATGGCACAACGTACACACTAAATATGTTCTTGGCTCTGCGCCCTACACCAGACGCCACATATATGGATAAGACAGCTTTTGATGAGCTTGAAGATATTATAACACATGGTGCTCTGCAGCACATGTTGGTACTGCCAAACAAATCATGGACCGACCGTGAGTTGGCAAATTACCATGCCAAGCAGTTTACGTTTAAGATAGCCGCACGGCGGGCTAAGGCTAACCTTGGTGTTAGCCGTGGGTCTATACACGCAAAGCAGGTGCGTTTTGCGTAGCGTCTTGCTTACATGTACCGTGTTCGGTATACATACACACAACAACCTGCAAGGATAGGGGATTGAGATGGCCGTTATTTCCCACGCATACAGCACCGACTCAGGAAGTGCTGCCCACACTGTTTTGTGGGAAACTATAACTGATAGTGATACCGCTCAAATTTGGTGCCCAATAAACACTAATGGTGCGATCTGTTCAATACAGTTTTCAGGAACATGGGGCGGCGCTACTGTGGTATTGCAACAGTCTAACGACGGTGCAACATGGTTTACTGCAAACGATGTGTTAGGTACCGCAGTGTCAGCTACAGCAGATGCTTTTTTTGAATTGTCTATTGCGGCTAAATATGTACGACCTTCAACATCTGGCGGGTCCAGTAGTGATGTAGATGCAACACTTATTTTGAGGGGATGATAGATGTATCATAACCCTTGGATGCGAAGACGTAGGCGTGCGGCTACACCCGATGGTGGGGGCATTTCTTTAGGAGCAGGAAACACATTATTGGAGATCGGGGATATCATCCTCTTAGAATCTGGGGACAACCTCCTCCTCGACAACAATATACAGGATTAAGTATATACTATGGCCGACACAAAGGTATCAGCATTATCCAGCATCACCCCCCTTCTGACGGACATACTCTACGTTGTAGATGATCCGGGTGGTACACCTGTATCTGCTAAGATGGCTATCTCGGCCCTCCAGACCCTCTTAGAAGGCAACCTCAGCTTGTCCACATCCCGGACTACCTCCGGCACCTTCGCGGACGCTAGGATAGCCGAGAGCAACGTCACCCAGCACCAAGCAGCACTATCTATCGCGGCCACCCAGCTTACCGGTTCGATAGCAGATGCCCGCGTAGCTCAAACTAACGTAACTCAACACGAGGCTGCTCTGACCGTAACAGAGTCCCAAATTTCAGACCTAGGTTCATACCTTACAACCTTAGCTCTGGGCGGCCTCTCTGACGTGACGATCACCTCTGTTACTACAGGGGAACTACTCCAGTACAACGGCAGCGCCTACGTCAACCAAACCTTTACAGAACTCGGATTCTACGAAGTAACCTCGAACGACCAGACTGGTACTGCCTACACACTAGTTTTGTCCGATGCAGGTAAGACTGTATATATGAACAACGCTAGCGCGAACACGTTGACTATCCCTACTAACGCCAGCGTAGCCTTTCCTAGCGACACGGTTATCAACATCGTTATGGAGGGAGCCGGTGCAACCACTGTAACCGGCGACACAGGAGTTACAGTTAACGGTGTGTCTGCAGGCTCTGGTGCAATCAATACCCAGTATCAAGGAGTAACCTTGCAGAAGAGAAGTACAGATACGTGGATCGCTTCAGGCGACATAGCGACGGTAGCATAAAAATATGATTGGTTTACGAGCTCACATACTCGGGCTACTTTGTACCGCAGCTCTGGCTGGAGGTGGCGGCGAAGCTTCCCCTGCACTTGATCTAAACTTCCTGACTGCTACCATCGATTCAAGCGGTGCACCTGATGCTGACTCAGGCACAACTCAATTAACGTACACCAACCGTACCTCCCATGCGATGCAGTATAACAGCGATGGGGTGTTGGAGTATGCGCCGCATAACACCTGCACATATTCAGAAGATATGAGCAATGCCGCATGGACAAAACAGGCTAATGTTGTCGTTACTCCTAACCAAGCCCTTGACCCTGACGGAAACATGACCGCTGACTTGGTAGTTGGTACAGGGCCGTCACTGGGTATTTTCAACACCTACGATAACAACGACGTAACTAACCTCACTACTATGGGTATATGGCTGCGTGGGGTGAATGGTGGCGAGACTGTGCGTATTCAAAACGCATCCCAGGCGGTAGGAACCACAACTTGCAACCTCACAACAGCATGGCAGTATTTCACACTGACTGAGGTTAGTGGACACGCTTCACAAGGCTGTAAGATTTATATCAGAGACATTCCTGCTGGCGGTATTTACATGGCGAAGTCCCACACGCATTTGGCCAACGCTGACGACACTTACATCGCCACCACCTCAGCACCAGTCTACGGCGCTCGCATATCTCACAAGCCTGTAACCAACCTTCTGTCCTACCCTGAGCAGTTTGATAATGCTTATTGGGCGTCATATAGGTCGTCCCTGACCTCCTCTATTACCGATCCATTTGGAGGGACTAATGCATTTAAGTTGGTAGAAACCCTAAGAACCGCCAACTCACATTATATTTATGCAAGTGATAAAATCACTAATGTTAGCGGCAAAACTTATACATTTTCTGCTTATGTGGAACCAGACGAACGTAATTGGGCTTATCTTTCAATATCGGGGGGAAGTTTCCCTGCCGCCACTACAGCTTATTTTGACACCACAAACGGGGTGGTAGGAACTATTGGCGCTGGAGTCGATAGTCATGGAATTGTTCAGGTTGAAGGAACTAATTATTATCGTATTTGGATAACGTCCACAGCAACATCAACAACATCAACAACTGATTTCTATCTTTGGATGGCTGATTCTGATGGTGGAATTGTGTATGATTCAGACGGGTCTTCCGGTCTCAATATTTTCGGCGCTCAGGTCAACGAGGGCGGAATTGAAGATTATATCGGGTGTACGAACCTGCTGGATGATGACAAAGCTTTCAACCTTTGGCTTGTTGATGCGACCTTAGTAACAGCCGACGATGCGGTTGCCCCTGACGGAACTACCACTGCTGACTTGATGTATGAAGCCAACTCTAATTTAGATACGTTTGGCCGGTACCAAGACTACTCAGCCGACGCGGGTACATATCAGTTCAAATTCTTTGCTAAACAGTCCACCAGACAATACGCCTCTGTGTATTTTTGTGGAGAGGGACTTTCTTACCGGTTGGGTGTTTACGTTGATCTAGCTGATGGCACAGTAGTTGAAACTAGTGAAACGGGAGTAGTCCCAACCCACACCTATTCAGTAACACTCAACGCTAATGGTTATTATGAAATAGAAGCTACTATGACTGTCGGTGCTGGTACTATTCGGGCAGGTGCTATGATT